ACTATGAATTTCTATAATCTAAGGAAATCCCAACATTCAAAATGTTGGGATTTTTACTTTAATATATAGAATATGAAACACTTAAAAAAATTTACAGAAAGTAAACTAATTTCGGAGGATAACGAAACAAAAAATTATATGTTTTTTTCTAATCTAGAAACAATAAAGCGATTAGTCGATGAGATGTTAGAAATGGATGAAAAAGAAATAGATGATATGTTAACAAATGGGCATAATTGGGCATCAGATCATATTGCATCATCTAAGGATGATGTGGAAGAGGTTTTTAATTTCATAAAAAGTAAAAAATAAATGGATTATATTTTAAATTTTAATTTATTTAGTGAGAATATAAAATTTCACTTAGAGAATAATAAATCAATCACCGAAAATATATTCAGACCTGGGTCAAAATCATTTTATGAAATTATAAAAGAATCTAGGAAATTATTTGATTCAGGTAAAATTAATTTATCTGATATTGATAAAAAGTTATATGAATCAACTGATATTGGTAAATTTGAAATGATGAATGGTGAATTGGTTCCTTTAGACTTACCAATGGAAAATATTGAGGAAATAAATGAATCTGAATATAAAGGAAAAGAAGTTAAATTAAATCACCCAATGCGTGGCGGTTCTAAAAAGTATTATGTTTATGTTAAAAATCCTAAAACTGGTAAAGTTAAAAAGATTTCGTTTGGTGATGTTCATGGTGGTTTAACTGCTAAAGTTAGTGATCCTAAAGCAAGAAAATCATTTGCTGCTAGACATCAGTGTCATTTGAAGAAAGATAAAACCAAAGCAGGGTATTGGGCTTGTAGAATAAATCGGTATGGTTATTTATGGAATAATAAGACTTATCCTGGATACTGGTAATGGTTGTAAGTTGGGAAAATTAATAGTTATATAATGTTGCCATTCAAAGAGGAAATAATATCTGATAATATGTTTATAAGAGAATTTAGTAAAGATACTGACTCTGCAGAAATGGTTTGGCATCGAGATAGAGAAGATAGGGTAATTGAATCAATTGAACCTACAGATTGGAAAATACAATTAGATAATGAACTACCTAAAGATATAAATAAAAAGGTTTTTATACCAATGGGTGTATATCATCGGCTAATAAAAGGTACAAATGATCTAAAGATAAAGTTAATTAAAATTAAGAAAATTTAATAGGTAATTCTTATAACTCATTTTCAAGTATATTATTTATTTGTATTTCTCTATTTTTTTCTTTTGTTATAAAATAAGTTTCCAGTGTTGACTTTTTGACTGCTATTGAATATATTGGTGCATTTCTATTATATTTCCCTTTTGATTCATTAGGTAAATATAGAAGGTGAGATTCAATATCATTTATTTTGGTCGTAACCAATAAATACCATTGATTAATATCTAATGCAGTATTTCCAATTTCAATTTCGCTTGTTGGTTTTACAAAGCATTCGTTTTTTGTCATTTTGACTTTAAAAAGTATTCTTCTTTGCTAAGATACAGAAATTAATTTAATATATTTATTAAAAATCATTTAACACATTGAAGTATAAATTTATTAAAAAGATAACAATTAGTGACTCAAGTAAATTTGTAATGGTTTATTTATGTCAGTCAAGAAATATATTACTTTTTGATATTGGGATTTATTACTCGCCAAGTAGAAATTGTTATTATGAATATTCTTCTTATGATAAATTTCATAATAGTGATTTGGTAAAATATTTCTACACAGTCGAGGAATTATTTAATCATAGGTATTATAAACAAGGTTATATTTTTAGAAGGGATATAGATGTTTTTATAACTGAATATAAGATTGAGCAAAGAGATAATAAATTAAATACATTATTATGATTAGTATATTTTTCCTTTAAATCATTTTTATATATAAATTGTGAATTTTAAAGATACATTTCTTAAACTTACAGAATATACAGTCCCATTTGGATATGAGGAAACACTAGAACCAATTCTTCCACAGGGTTGGAAAAAGGATTCTATTGGCAATTATTTTTATGAAATTGGTGATTCAAAAACTTTATTTACTTCACATTTAGATACTGCTTGTAAAAAGAGAGAAAAAGTTAATCATATTATTGATGGTAATATTATTAAAACTGATGGAACGACAATTTTAGGTGGTGATAATAAGGCTGGTTGTGTTGTCTTATTTTATTTAATTGAAAATAATATTCCCGGAACATATTATTTCTTCCTAGGAGAAGAAATGGCAGTTCATTCAAATTACCCGCATGGATCTTTACTAGCCATTGAAGATAGAGGTGACTTTTTTTCTAAGTTTGATAGAGTTATATCATTTGATAGAAAGGAAAAAGGTCAATTTATAACTAGGCAACTTGGTAAAAATTGTTGTTCAGATGAATTTGCGAATGATTTAATTAGTAAATTTAAAGAAAATGGAATAGAGTATAAAAAAGATCCAACTGGATATTATACTGATAGTGCATTTTTCGCTGATATTATTCCTGAAGTTGTTAATCTTTCAGTTGGTGTTTGGAATGAACACCATAAAAATGAATATGTTGACATTTCCTATATTGAAAAGGTTGCAAAGGCATCAGCTTTAATAAATTGGGAATCCTTGCCAACTAAAAGACTTATAAATACAAAGTATGAAATTGATAGTCGAAGGGATTCTGAAATCAGTGATTTAAATGAAGATCAAAAATTATTTAAAGAGATTTTTATAATAATGGACGATTTATATTTCGTTTGTCATGAATTTAGAAGCTATCAGAACTATCTTTATAAATTTAAACCAGGTCGAAAATATCATTTTACAAAATGGCATGAAGATGAAGATTTAGAAATTTCTGTTAGTGATGGTATTATAATATGTAATGGTAATGAATATAGATCATTACAAGAGTTTAAAGATTCACTTGGAATTGAAACAATGGAGCCACTTGAGTTTGCTAAATTAGTTATTCAAGAATTTCAAAAATCTGGAAATAAATTATCAGATGCGAGGTTCAATTATTTGCTATACCTTAAAGGAGGAGATTTAGACATTTTAAAAGATAATGTTAAGAAATTAGGATATAAAATGAATGAAATTGGAAAAGGTTACGAAATAATTAAAGAGGGTTATCTTATTAAAAAATATAAAAAATTTCAATCTTTAAGGTGAAATATTATTATTAATTTATGGAATACGCTTGGTATATCATTATATTCAAATATTCCATATTTATCATTATAAGTGCAATAGACACCAATTCTTTCAATTGGTGTGGAAAATTCATCTTTTAGAGAATCTGTTTTTTCAATAAAGAAATTTTCACTTTCTAAAAAGGATTTTACTTGATCTAGTTGAGGTTTAACTATTTTAAAATCTATTAATTCAGATTTATTTTTCCACTTTTCATCTGTTGTTATTTTTAAATTTAATTTTGTACATTTAACATCTTCAAATTCAATAAAATATAATAAACCTTCATCTTTTAATGGTAATAATATATCATCAACCACTTGAATGATTGAGTTATTTCTGAATTTATATTCAGATGCTTTTTGAGAAGCTTCAAATTTTTTTAGATATTTCATTGTTTTATATATAAAAATGCTTATATTTGTATTTATAAAGAATATAGAAAAATTACAAGCAGACGGAATATTGCTAGTTATATTGTAACTAGAGGAAGTTCATGACTACAGAACCTAATATGGGAGGCCTAATCAGTCGTTTGCACCATAGAAGTAGCAACTTATACAGACTTAGAGTGGCGGTTCCTCTATAATAGTCGGGTTAAGGCAGTCTTAAAAGACCATCGAAAGGTGAGATAAATAATATTCTAAAACAGAATCATGGCTATGGTCACTTGTAAGTCCCAATTAACTAATTGGGACTTTTCTATGCTTTTTTGATTATACACTAAATTTTATTATATTTGAACATGGTACAAAGAAAATCTGCTACATCTGTAAGTTTGAATTTTATCAGAATGCATTTGATAAAAAAAATATTTGTAAAATTTAATCGAGAAAAAGAAACCTTTAA